GCCTTTGGTATAGGCGTCCATATAACTGTCACCATTGGTTACTAATCGTCGAATCACTTTTTATTTTATATCATTTATAAAATTATAGATATTGCCCAATTCTTTGACAGATTGGTCGCTGTACACTTCCCGCATGTATAGCATGTTTCTAAAATTGTAGGCAGCAATTTCTTTTAATTTTGATTCTGCTGCCTTCCAATCAAACGTCTGCAATTGATTGCACAAGTCGACTACAGCTCTGGCACGAGCTGTTGGGTCTCTAATTTCATCATAGCCTTCGTCCCAGAGCTCATTATAGGTTTTAAATCCGTATAGATCTCTTAGATGTTTTAAATGATATTGCAGACCAAACACCACAAATGGCATGCCAGCAAATACTGGCTTCATTGTTTTCTCGGTGATAAATCTACAGTCTGGTATACTAGTCACCGATTCGACCACTAGTTGAAAACGTGCCAGGTTATATGTCTCTATTGGAAAAATTTCTCCTAGGACCAATCCAGTACGTTCAAATCCTTTTGGTGATGAGTATTGCTGAAATAGTTCTGATTTTGCGTCAACAAACCCTGCTTCCCAGTCCGGGCGTTTATAGTCAATTGCACCAAAGTCGTGTCCCTGGTATGACCCAATGAAATTTCTATGTTCTAACTTTTCATTGATGATATCAACTATGATTCCTCGATCCGGGCGACGCATTCCAATGTGGGCTAGGAATTGATAAGGTTTATGATCTTCAAACTTGTAAATAAAACGGTCAGCAGGGAAATGCCAAAATATATCATGGCTGTTAAACATTCTATAAAATTTATACCACCAATGTGCATCGTGTTGCACTAAGATATATTCAAAATGGAATGGATACTTTGCAGTGTCCCAATACATTGAGCTAAAAATAATATACTTTTTATCCGCAGGCAATTGACTAAATGATTTGCTATCTAGTATAAAGTGCAGGCCTTCTAGTTGCAATACCACTACTTTAGATGGATGATCCTGTATAGCCTGCACAACATTGCTAAATTGATTACCATAGTGACGCATGCCAAACCAAGGCAATCCTGCTGTTGTTGCTTCTATAGTATACTCTGGTTCAATATTTTTTAAAAAGCGGTCTGCTAACTGTCTTTGGTTAGCGGCATTGATTAAATTATATACGTAGTCGTAACTAACACTTATTTGAATATGTTTCATTTAATATCACCAAACTTTTCAAGGTGTTTGTCAACATCCTTTTCGCTAACTATAGAGCATAGCACATCTATGTCTTTTTCTTTATATGTTGGATAGAGTTCCATTAGCTTTTTCTTTAGACTTTTTTTACTGTTATCTTTTTTACCCAACGGAATCCATTTTCTATTCTGCGTACCCAACCCTGGACTTACCGAAGTTGTGCAAAGCCACTGTAACTTTGGATGTTTATTAATTGCAAAAAAATGTTTGTTTAGCCGCTCGTTAGCTGATATTAAATAAAAATGCTCAATGTCAGTACCACCGGTAACACAACAACTCCAGCGCAACATAAGATATAGCGAAAACTTTTTTCTTTCTTCTTCGGTTAAACTGTCATAGAAACTTCGATCTTTATGATCCACGGCTGCCATTTCAGTGCGTATATTAAGTCGGTCTGTCATTTTTCTTACTCAATTGGTATATGATTATAGCACGTTCTAGTGCATCATGTAAAGCGGGATTGGTTTTTGCCGCACGCCTAATGTCGCCCCATAACTTATCTTCCATTATGTGATCATGTAACGGTCTACCATCGGGTGTTCTACTGTCTTTAATCAATTCTCGCACCACTTCTCCAATTTTTCTACGATATATTGTTTGTCCTTTGTCAGGACTTTCGTATACAAACGACATTACCAAGCCTTGGTATAGTTCACTACTTCGCAGTTACGACTAATGTCTTTGACAAAATAAACGCAGGGTGGATTAGGTTCATCGGTTAAAGGCACTGCTAGCATTTGTCCGTTTTTAAGTTTAGGTGCGAACCAAATTACTTCGTGATACACATCAACGATTTCGATGTTTAAAAAAGTTGGCATAAAACTTTTGAGTGGGTTAAATTCAAAAACTTTAAAGCCTCGATCATTTATACTAGTCAATGGTAACATTTCTAGATCACCAAGATCGGGTTCACCAATTAAAATTTGCCAATCAACTGGCATCTTAATTCGATGTTCGCCAATTTGTAGTACTAGTGCAGGACTATTAAAACTTTCTAAAAAGATTAATGGTATGTAATGATAATCGGGGTTGTCAGAGTCGCTATTATCTAAAATAGCAAATCTCATATCATCTATTTCTTCTGGCAAACTGTTTAAGTCGTATGCACAATTATCTAAGGTTAATATTCTCATAGTGTTAAGTATACAGGTGTTAACTGTATTTGTCAAGTCCAGTCTAGCTTCTCAGCAGAAAATGGATAGTTTGCTTCTTTATAAAACTGTTTACGTTTAGTTAAATGTCGTTTAGCAAAGCGGCAGTTACTGGTTATGTCCCAGATCTGAACATGATCTTTATCTTCTGCTTTGCGAATGCCTCGCCCTATTGATTGAATAACCCTAACAAACGATTTACCAGGCTCCAAAAGAACCAAGTTAAAGATCCTAGGTATATTAATACCAACAGCCGCAACACCGTATGTTGCAACAATAATTTTATCATCAACGTTGGCAATTTCATCATACTCGTCTTGTCTTTGTTTGGCTTTGGTTGCACCCGATACAAACACTGCTCGATCTCCTAGCCGGTCAACTAACTCCTTGCCTGCGGCAACACGATCAACTAACACCAGTGTGTTGCCTGTTTCTTTAACCTGCTGTATTAAATTAGCAATAGTATCTAGTCGCTTGGGTTCTTCTAATAGGTATTTTAACTCACTTTGATAATTTTTAAATTCAACATGGTCCACTAATTGCACAATGTTAACATGACACTGTGCCAGCACACCTTGCTGTTGAAGTTCGTTGGCACTGAGGCGATTAATAACGGGCCCAAGACTAACGTGTATTGCCTGGAATTCAAAGGCTTCTTTTGGTACAGTTCCTGTCAAGCCCCAACGAATTGGCACTCGCGACATTACACTGGTCAGCAATGTCTTTAACGCATCTGCTTTGGCCATATGTACTTCGTCAACCATTACACAGACAACATCCTCAAGAAAGTCTTGTATAGTACAATCTCCAACTCCGGCTTTGGTGTTTTTAAGTAAGATATTTAAACTTTGCCAGGTACAAATAGTATGCTGCCGTCCAAACTCTTTGCGATCTCCAAAATAGACTCCAACATCTAATCCTAGATTAATGTAGTCTTTTTCAGTTTGTGTTACTAAACTTTTGTTTGGTACAATAACAATGCTACGTCCGTACTTTTCTACAGCCCAACTCAGGGTTGCAGTCATAAGGGTTTTGCCTGCGCCTGTGGCCACTTCTTGAATACATTGTGGATTTTGTAAAAAATTATTGACAATCTCAACTTGATAATCGCGAAGCATCACAGGTTGCCCTGCAATGGGATGACCTTTGGGCCATGTTTTGTCTGAGAAGGTGTCTTCGGTTACTAAACTAAAATCAAATGTTGTACTGTAAGTACGTTGATCATCTAATTCGATATCGTAATTTAAATGTTCAAGTATTGGAATTATTTCGGGCAATAAATTTACATAACTCGATCCACCAAGTTGGAAATAACTAACTTTACCGTCCCAACGTCCCAGTCTAACTGCCGGAAGATATCTTGCGTATGGTACATCGTACTTAAATTTGTTAACCAAAGTGCGACGAGCGTCAAGCTCGAGTCCTTCAATTTTAATATTAACTTCGTCGTGTAGCACTATTCTTGCTCGTCGCATTATAATCTTTCTTTAAGGGCAGTTGCAATATAGTTTGCTATTATTGCTTGGCTGGCAACGCCAGGGTGTTTGTTAGCATCACTAATAGAGTCTACTGCTAATTGTTTAAAATTGCAATAGAGATTTAACCAAAGGTCTTGATGTATTCCGCCATAATGTTGGTAATGCTGATGTATCATTTCGTACAACTCAAACACATTACTGTCATCTCGAGTATCAACTTGTAGTAACGTTTGTTCGTACACTGACAAGTCCTTTGGCTCTTTGATTGTGCAATATTCAAAGAAATTGGCACTCCAGGGCGCAATTGTATTTACAAAGAAAATATTATGATGTAACTTTGTTAATATGTTTATGTATTTAACTAGGTCAACAATGTCCCAATGATCGTTGTGGTATTGTCGCAGACGCTGTCCTGTTTCACGCACCCAGTCACTGGTAACCACTACATGATTATTCAACCCAATTTCAACATCATGTAATTGGCTATGCACTGAATACGTTTCTAATCCAAAATGTATATTATATTTTGGGATGCCAGTCCAGGCCACAATGACCAAATCATATTTTTTTTGTATTATTGTAGTGGCAGTCTCACAGAAAATCCAATGGTTATTACGACCAGTCACTGACAAATTATCCATGACAGCATTTGGAAACAGTTGTTGTTTTAGTTGATTAATCCATAGTTGCTTGTCTTGGTGACCGTTAGCTAGACCGTTACCGTCTGTCATTGAGCACCCAACTACTAAAATAGATTTAATGTCAGTCATAATAGTATTATAGCACGCCATGCAAACAAAGTCAAAAAAACAGGCACCGAAGTGCCTGTGTAAATGAACTGTATTTCTACAGTCCAGGAGCTACCTGTTATGCACTTTTCATGCAAGTTGTCTCTGCCATAAGTCTCCACTTTGCCGGGAAACTCTTAACCAAATCTGCAATCTTAAGAGCCATACGCAAGCTCATCTCACGCAAGCGAGCCTGGTTAACATTCATAAACTCAATGATGTCATCTTGAGTGCATTCTTCAAATTCGTAGTCCTGGAACAGAACACCGTCTTTGGCAATCTGTTTAATGCGCAGGATCTTGTCACGCATGGTGTCCAAAGTCAAGTCCAAGTAGTGACAACGACTCTGCAATGCATCCAAGTGATCCCGCAACTTCTGCGATTTCATTTGATCAAACTTCAAGTTTGTAATAAAGATAACACTACCTTTGAATTCAAAACTGTCTGGAATGCCTTCACGACGCAAGGCACTGCTCTCTGACAACCACGAAATCTTACGCTTCTTGCCCGAGTCCAATGCACCTTTGAGCAAGTTAAGAGCTACATCATCTAGCAAGATGCTGTCACAGTCGTCAAACACCAACACACAATTGGAGTCACTGTATTTGTACAGTGTTTGGTACAAACCAATTGGAGTAGCACTACCTTTAACTACCTCTGCACGAAGTCGTTTGTTGGCAAGTTTGTCAAACAAGCAGGCTTTCTCTACTTCTGCCTCAACACCAAAACTCTTACCTACGCCGGGCGGGCCGGACACAATCATAGCACGGATGTCACCGGCTGTGGCGGCCTTAGTCATCTCAGTGAGAATCTCAAAGCGTTCACGTATACGTGCCATTGCTTCTTCTTCAGTTTCTACATGTACTGGTTGCTTGAACTCTACAGTTTTAGTCTGTGCTGTCACAGTGTTTCCTCCAACAATTTCGATATCCTCGATGCTGTCAACACGGACACGCACCACATCAAATTCGGGACCAAAATGCCCCTCGCTTTTTACAGTTACAAAGCCGCCTTTGGCTCCTTTTGTAAAATCTTTAACAAGAGTAAACGCAACGCCACGCACGTTTTGATTGCGATATGCGCCTTTGTGTATTACAACTTGGGTCATTCCTGGCTCCTTTTTTATTTACAATACTAGTAGTATAGCAAGTTTAGAATTATTGGTCAACCACCAAAAATGTGGCTTTTTTGCCACATTTTGCTCATTGTTCCATAGGATCATTTAGAAAATAGCTGGTAATATATTCTATAACGAAAGTTTTACCTGGATTTTCTTGCAGATATTGGTTAAGAGTTTGAATGTTGCGAAAAAGCAACGAATTATCTAGTCTGTACATTATTAACTCCTTATGCTATTATTATAGCAAATTAGGAATTATTGGTCAACTGGAGATTTTTGGTACCAACTTGCTACAAATACGTTGATAGTGTAGCTGACTTTGTCCCCGGCATACACAGTCTCTAACCAACAGGGGCGGCGGCCAACTGGCCAATTATTAATAACAATATCTTTGGGTGTAGGTGGTGCCGGCAAGTCTGGCTTTTTAAAAGTGACTCCATTGTCAATTTGATGTTTAAATTCTTGCACAACCGGTTGGTTGTTAATAACAATGTTGTCTACAGTTCTAATTTTGTTAAAGTTAATTTCAAATGAGTTACCGTGATTTTGATGTGTCACAGGATTGGTCATTGATCCAAATGCGCCAGCTGGGTCAGAAGGATGTACATAATTTGCCAAGACATCACCGATTACCACAGTGCCCAAAATGATGTCTAGCTCAACTTGAATCGGTCCTTGATAATCCATTGGTATTTGAAATTCTGTGTACGGGAAATCTACACGAACAGGTATTGGTGGAGGAGGCCCGGATATTGTGTTTACCGGGCCTTTAAAAATTTCTACTCCGTTGATTCTTGTTGCCAGTTCAGCTACAGTATCTCCGTAGCCTTGGCACAGTAATTTTAAAGTTCGCATCAATAAAAATCGCTGTAAGTTCCCCCGTTAGCAATAACTTCAGCTTGTGTTAAACGTTGACTATCTTTCCATGGCGGTGGCACATTTAATGTTATATCTAACACTTCGCTTGGATCCAATCTTGTGAGCCAAGTTGGCTTACGTCCGTAGGGCCAATTAATTTCGGTTACAATAGTGTCCATGCTAATATGTTCTGGAATAGCACGCTCAACAGTTTCACCGTTTTTGACCACTTCTTTTAATTCTGTGTCGTACGTATGAGTAACACCGTGGTGTAAATGCCAGTCCCAATTTTCATGACCGTGTGTTTGATAGCCTTCTTGAAGCGCAACTAGATCAATTTCTGGTGGGACTGTGGGAGGTACTGCTGTAGCATTTAATGGCAAGGACCCAAAGTGAATTTCATTGCTAAATTTAGGATCATCTCGTAACGGCACCCATCGTTGAGGGAGTATTCGCTTGATAGGTGGTCCGTCCCAGATTTGGAATGGGAATACATAGTTTGCTACAAAGTCTCCGGCAAATATTACACCAGAATTGCAGGTAATTTGAATCTGCTTAGGGCCATAAAAGTCCACATCAACTGTGAATTCGGCTAATACCGTATCAACTTTTCCCTGAAATGTTGGTGGTTCGCTGTTGTTAGTTTCAACAGGACCCGAATAAAGCTCTACTCCGTCTACCGATATGGTACAGGTTGCATCGCCTGAGGTGCTATAGGCTTCACCTATAATTTTGATTGTGCGGTCAGTCATTGATTATCTCCGTTTACTAGTAGTATTTATTACGCTCATCGTTTTAGTAAATTCATCAAGTGTCGATTCGAATACTTGCCATATGTCGCTGGCTTGTGCCAGCATGTCATCTGCTGTTTTGTTAGCCATTAACTGTGCATATATCCACTCAACTACTATTCTAAACTGCTCAAATCTATCTTTGAAATCTACCAGTAGTTGCACACTTCGTTTATATTCAATGCTGTGCAACTCATGATTAATGTTAATGGAATCAAGCGGTAATGCTAGCTTATCAAAGCAGGCATTGATATTGTCAACATTGCTTAAATCTGTGAAATTTATAGTGTGCTCAGCAGTGGTATTTAACACTGTTTCTTGTACGCATCGTACCAGTTGTCTAAACATCCCGGGTGCAAAAGCATCACCGGAATTGTTTACATAGTCCAACATAAACCGGCCCGCTTTGTACCAAAAGAAAAAAATCACAGTAGGCAGATCATCGAGGGTGGTATTAATTCTTATTGGTATTATTTTTTCTAATATTTCTGGACTTAGCAAAGACAGTGTGTTGTGTGCTGTTATTGTGAAATATGTGTGATTGTTAATTGCTGTTAAAATATTATTATTTTTAGCCTGTTCTGCATTGTAAATTTCAAAGTCAGGACGTACATGGTGATTGCTGGGTACCCAAGGGCGGGTCAACACTGTTTTCTGTTTGTCTAACCGTGGAAATTTTTTGAAAAGGTTCCAGAGTAAAAAAGAACCCATTGACCCGGGATTATAGTCAACTGCTATTATATTTCTCATGTCCAATAATGTTTAACAACAGGATCAGTAACGTCCAGTGGCTTTGGATCGCCATGAAATACCAGTACTCTTAGATTATCATCAATCTTAGTACCAGTCATCGGCTGACGATATCTTCTAGTTTTAAAATCATATCCACCATCAAGACACTGCCAGCGCCAACTTTTAATTCGTGATGGATCAAAAAATCTTCGATTTAAATGTGTTATTGTGTCGGAAATAAAATCCTGATCGCCGTGATATTGCTTTACCAGCATGTTACGGTCTTTGCCTAAAAAATCACTCCAGACATGATTAAATTTAGTAGTGTCCCACCACATTATGCTTGAGTTAATGCCAACATCGGTTGGGCGCCACAGCGATCTAAAATCTTTAATACCATAAAAAAACTTTAACGGCAACCCCCATATCCAATCAATGTTGCCAACAATTACAGTGTCAAGATCAAAATACAAAAGCGGTCCAGAATGGTGCTCCGAGTTAAACATTTGAATTTTGTACCACCAGCTACGTCGAGGACCTGCAATGCCCGGCCAATCCTCTAATGCATGTTTGACCATGTGCGGCGGAACTTCTCTTTCTTTTTCGGTGTACACATGGAGTCTAACCTTTGGTGTTAGATTACGACATAGCATACTATACAATTTTTCTACATATTCCCAACTGTAGGCATTCCCATGTATTAGACAAGCACAATCTATAACTTGAAAATCTTCAGGTAAGTCAGTGACATTGACTGTAGAGTTTGCCACTTGCTCGGCAGCAAGTGCGCGACTTACATCAAGCTCATGATCTCGTTTTGCTCTAAGTAACCTCTCAAGGTTTGCACGTTTTTCTAATTTATTACCCATGTAACCCCGGCATTAATCTAGACCAAGCGTGTCCATTGGCTATTTCATCTACAGTGTATTCGGTGTGGCTGATCTCAACTAACCATTGGTCTCTGTCAATCTTGGGAGGGTTTTCAATTTGATTAATTTCCATGGACACAGGGTGTGCTAAACTAGATTGATCAGTGATGACGTTAACACCCTGCAAGGCTGCTTGTGTTCCCGGACCACTATTATAATTAACCACGGCATGATATCCGTAATCAACATCAAACGAATCATAGGTATTGTTTATCTTTTTTGGTTGCTGGATCTGTACGCCTATTGGTAATTGCAATGTATTTAACGGGGACCTAGGATGAGGTCTGACTATAAGTGGCCTTGACGTGGCATTCATAATTCTTGGTATTTGAGATGTTATCCAATGCTCTTGTAAGCTGACATCTAATAGTTGATGACTTTTATGATGTTGCGCTACAATTAAAATTCCCGGATTGTGCGGGATTGTTTTTGACAATTTTATATTTAATAACTTTGGACGATCGTAGTCTAAGTTTATTTTATGACCATAGTAACCTTGTGCATTGACATTGTTAATTGCAACCTTCCAGGTAATATTGCGATGCAATGCACCAACTTCAATTACAAAAACTGGGCGTCCTAAACTTCTATAGTGATTATATACCGATTGGTTAGCTAACATTTTGCCATGCCAAAGAACACTCCATATTACTACAGCATCACAGTCCAAACTATTCTCAACAACATTAATACCAAATTTCTTTACACTATTTA